GACATAACCTTGTGTTGTTGACAATCGCGAGAAACGGTGAGTTAGTAGAGGGACTTGCACAAGATATGACCGTATCAAGAAAAAACACCTCTGGCGGATTTGTGTTCGCCGGAGGGGCAATCGGATGGAAGGCGTTTGAAGGATGAGTACTTGGGAATCTGTTTTTCCAGCGGGCAGCGGCGGCAATCTGCCGTACCCGTCTGGGGTGCCTCATAATTTGCGCAGAATGTACATTAGCAATAACGCCAGCTCGGGGGATATAAACCGGGATTATCTGATCGCGTTCACCGCCCGCTCAAACGTGACAATCAACCGAGTTTGGTGGGTGAGGGCCAACACAACGGCGGCAAATGTCTTTGTCGGGATTTACAGCGCGACCGGGACACTACTGACCGATTGCGCCGTTGATGCCAACACGGTTGCCGGTGTGCACGAGGTGACTACAACGAACGTCAATCTGGTCGCCGGGCAATTATACTACGTTGCACTGAACCAATCCGTTCTGGTCGCTGTGTCTAACCCCGTGGCCATCGGCGATGTCGCCGATCAGATAAATTATATGCTGAGTTTTAGCAGTCTTGACGTACGGATTCACTCGTCAGTGCCCGTTCATAATAATACCCTAAGCTCGGTATTCAAGGACCGCACAGCTGCTCTTATGCCCGCGACCCAGACCATGACCGGCTGGAGCAGCTCCACTCTGGCAATCTATGGAGGATTTACACCAATATGACCGTCTTTGTAACACCAAGTGTGCCGATGGTGGAAACCACCCGGCCAATCGAGTCTCACCGGCTCATGTTCGAGCTGCATACAGACTTACAGCAAATCATTCTGGAAGCGTACAGGAGCGCAGCTGATGCGCTGACGCCGCCGCAAATCCTCAATTTTACGCCCGGAGCGGTTGACGCAAACGGATACTCCCTCGATGCGCTGCGCGCCATACGCCTGGCGTACAGGAAAATAGACGCGTCAGGGGGCAGGGCAGACTTGCTAGGCCCCGAAATGGAAGCTTTCTTCGCGGCCGTTAAAACGTTAGGGCTATACGGCGCAAAGTCTCAGGACGCAGACGCCGAAGCCAATCGTATAAAGACAAACACGAAGCCCGGAAGATAGGGGCCCGCCTTGATTGCAGTTGTAATAGAACCGAAAAATGAAACGAGTTGACACAACCCCAACAGTAAAGTAATCCTTGACTGTTCCATTCTGACCAAGGAAAAATCCCATGGCTCTTACTACCTCAAGCGTTAATATTGGTCCTCAGGCAGGGTGGACGCTGGTTGCAACAAACCCGAATTACCTGCAGATTCGTAACCGAACGAGTCGATCCTGGCAGATTGGCGTCACCGCCTCAGGCGCCCCGACTAACGCAAACAGTGTTCTTTCCATGAATCCTCAGGTGCAGTCTGACGGGCATGTTTTTATCAAGGATACGGCCTCAGCCGGGCTTTACTGGATACGAGTCCTTGAGGATGGTGTTGCGGGAGAGACAACCCTTTTCGGGCTCCTGATAGACGTTTAATCTTTCGAGGGTATTATGTGGGAATTTTGGTTTTTTGGGTTTTGCTCATGGCTAGCAATGGTATTGCTATTTGTTGGGCTTTGTTTGGGTCAAATTAACGGTGGTGACAGTGATGGCTTTTAATCAGGTTATTCGTTGGCCAGCATGGTATTACGGTCCGGGCGGTAGTTCTGCTATCTTCAACTCACTTGAGGAGGTTCCGGAAGGTTGGTTTTGTTACGACGACCGAGACAAGGTTGTGGAACCCGGTGCGCCCCCATTGCCGGATAGCCCCGATTCATGGGCCGGTCATAGCAAGGCTTCCCTGATTATGGCGCTCCGCAAGGCTGGCCATAAAATCCATGCCAATTATTCTCCACGTAAATTGTTTGAGCTGGCTGTTGAGACTGGATCAATACCGGGATATGGTAAACCCTCAGAGTAAAATTCGGGGTATGTATGACTATTATCGTTTATCGTGATGGTGTAATGGCGGCTGATCGCTCCGCCACTGTTGATGGCAAGCACCTTTATGCCGCCTGCAAGATTTATCGCGGAAAAACAACAATGGGCGCTATGGCTGGCTCAGTTATTGACGCAAAGCTTTTTCGGGAATGGGTAGAGCACGACATGGAGATTCCATATGATATGGATGAGGCGGAAAATATGTTCGGAATAGCCTTTACTTCAGAAGCGGTTTACCTTTGCGATGCAAGCGGTTTCACGATTGTTCCTGGCGATCACGTATATTCGTCTGGGTCCGGCTCCGAAATAGCATTAGGTGCGCTGGACATGGGTGCCACAGCAGGTAAAGCCGCCTTGGTTGCGGCCCTTCGTATGGGTTGCGCACAATACGGCATTGATGTAGGGTCTCTTGACAATAAAATTACAACATACACTGATGTTGAAGGCTAACTGAATGTCAACTCTCTCTGATATTATTACCCGGTCATTCCGGGAGAGCCAGATTCTGGATATCAACCGCCCCCCGTCTGATGCGCAGATTGCTGAAGCCCTGCCAATCCTGAATGGCATTATTTCACGTCATATCCGACCTGCAGTGCAGACAATCTGGCTGGGTAACGTAGCGGCAGTGCGAGAGCAGCGCGGCATTACGCTGAAGAACTTTACTCCATTCATGGACAATCGGGCCGTTCCACAGAATTGTTACGTCAATCTTTTGTCGGACGCTGCCAGAACCCTCCTGCTTCCACCGTCGCCGGGTGATGGCGCAAGACTTACATTCATTGACGTTCTGGGTAGCCTGGCCTCTTTCCCGCTGACATTGAATGGCAATGGAAATAATATCCTTGGAAACCCTGTTCTTGTTCTCTCCACCAGCCTTGAGAACACCAGCATTATGTTCCGGCGTGACCTTGCTGAATGGATACGTGTCTCCCCCTTGACGCAACTGCAAAGTATCCCATTCCCGGATGAGTTTGATGATATGTTTGTCATTGAACTGGCGATGCGCCTCAATCCTCGGTACGGTAAGGAAATAAGCCCAATTACGTCAGAGATTTACCAGTCTATCCGGTCCCGCCACACTGGACGCTATTTGTCAGAAAACAGTAGCGCTGATCCTGACATTCTATGGGATTCCAGCCTTGCAACAAATAGCGATACGGGCGCCTACTACTAATGCCCAAAGAGAAGGTTTCCCTTACTCGCAGCACATACACTCGGGACTACACCGGCAGTGTTGAACTGCAATTGCTGAACCGATTCTTCGAGGGTGATCCGTCTTCAACTATTGACGATACAGCCCTTGTTTCCCGTCCGGGAACAGACTTCTTCCGCACGTTCGGTAATGGTCCAATGCGGGGGAACTTCTCGCAGCCGGGGTTTCTGGGTGGTGACCTTTTTGTTGCCTCTGGTAATCAGCTATTTCGTTGGAATGGAACTACTTCCATACCGATTGTCGGGGCCATGAACTCAAATCCCGGCCCGGTTTCCATGACATATCAAGCCTCTCCCGGTGTCGCCCGTCTATGGCTTGCGGACGGAAACACGCTTTTCTACTATGAGGGGCTTAGCAAGGCGGTTGGAAACCTTGACGCAACTGCCAATCCGGTTGCTACCGATGTGGTGCGCGTTGATTCTGTTTACTATCAGTTTGTTGCTTCTGGCGTAAACGCTGGAAGCCCGGCTGGAACGATTGCGAATCCGTGGCTTGTGCTTCTCGGTCTGACAACTCTTGGTTCGCTTCAGAACCTTGGTGCGGCAATCGGTGCAACAGGGACTCCGGGTGGAACCTATTCCTCAGCCCTGATCGCAAACCCTAACGTAGAAGTGCGTCGTGTTGCTGGCGTCCGCCTTTCCGTTCAAGCAATTGTTGCGGGTGTGGCAGGTGATTCGATTGTCACAACAGAGACTTCCGCCAACCTTACATGGGGCGGTGGTACACTTGCCAACGGTGGCCTTCACCTTCTTATCCCCGTCCCTGTTCCGGAGGGTGGGTCTCAATCAGCGGTTTCCGTCACAATCGTTTCTGCATATGTGATTATTTCTGTTGCCGCCAGCCAGCGTATGTATGCAATCCGTCCTGCTGAATACTGGGTAGAGGTATTCTTCGAGGCTGAATCCGAGCCGGATGAAGTGCTTCAGGTTGTGACCGTTGGCTCTATATTCTGGGCTCTTGGTCGCTCCACGATAGAGCCATTCAGCGCTACAGGCGACCCGGATACACCATTCGCCCCAATCCAGGGACGTCAAATGAGTTATGGAATTATCCCGGGAACTGCTTTGGTTCTTGAGGATCGTGTGATATTCATCGACGATAAGGGGATCGGACGCGATAATTCTGGCCAACGCCTGACGCCCCATAACATTGAAGAAGAAATTCGCTTGAGGACCGTTACATGAGCTTGGTTTTTGTTGATGCTGCTGACCGCTATGTAGTGGGTGATGGCGAAGTAAACGGTATGCTTGGCCCTTGGGCGGCGGTGCCAACCGGAGCCAATTCCGGCGGCGTTCAGGTTGTAATACCATCCTTTGGGGCCCGCACCGGACAGAAAGCTTTCTATATCAGTACCACCGGAACCACCGGAGACCTGCGCGGCAACATTCAGGGGTCTGCTATTGGCGAGATATTCCTTGCAATAGCTCTTTACCTTCCAGCCCTTCCGTCTGTGTCAAACCTTGCTCAAATTCGCCTGCATGACTCAAGTAACGTGCTGTTGTGCTCTTTCAATGTCGAGCCAACCGGACGTATTGCTTTCCGTAACTCATCAGGAACAGTCATTGCTGAAACTACAGATATTATCATAACTTCCGGAGAATGGAAGTTCCTGGAATTTCGTGTTCTTATGGGCAATGGTAGCGGGGTGGTTCAAATCAGGGACGCGGCAGGTATTACACTACTCAGTGTAAGTGCTCTTGTCATCCCCGGAACTATTGCTATCATCGTTCCACGCGGCCAGAACAGCGGTGTCGCTGTTGCTGGAAAGGATTTCTACTTTACTGACCTTTCCGTCAAAAGCACAGCAACTGCCTTCCAGAATACATGGTATCCTACGGGCGGTGTAGCCAATTACCTGCTTCGCCCTAACTCTGATTCTTCTGCTGCCCAATGGCCTTATGTGGCCCGCCGCACGTTTAATAATGGTGTTGGTCAATCGCTCCTGTCGGGTGATGAAGGCTTTTCGGTGCCCGACTCTGCTGGCCTTGAAGTTGGGTCTGGCGCCTTTACTGCAGAAGGCAACTTCCGGTGGGATACGGTTCCAACTGCTGGCGCTACCCAAACCCTTATGGCCAAGTGGAGAAACGCTACAAACCAGCGTTCATGGCGCCTGTTCCTGTATGAGTCTGGCGGCAACACGTTCCTCGGCTTTGAATACTCTACGGATGGCACGACCGGAACGGTAGTCGTTGTCCATGACTTCCCGTTTAGCCCGGTCCGTTGGCGGAAATACAGTATAGCCGTGTCGCGCACCGGAGGCTTCAATCGTCTGTTCATTGATGGCGTGCGCGTTGGCCCGGCCACTGCTGACAGTGCAACATACTTTAATGCCACTTCCGTCATGTCGGTCTCTGCAGTCCAAAGCGGTTCTTCAACCCTTACTGATTCTTTCCGTGGCTGGATGGATGAGGCCAGGTTTACGGTAGGAGTTGGCCGCTACATCGCCGAATACACGCCTATTACTACTGCTTTCCCACGTGATGTTGCGGGAGACCCAAGTTTTGCCAGCGTCCAACTTCTAATTGGATGGGATAATGGCTTTACAATCGACCAGTCCAGCGCTGGCAGGATCGTCAGTATTCGCGGAATCGCAACCGCTCTTGTGACGGATGATGGCTTCTTTGGCTTCCAGTCTATAGACAAGAGTGGCCGTGATGACACGTTTGTATTCGCACAGCTAACTTCAGCCAGCGGCACCTTCGAGTTGACGGCCAATCCGCTGAACGATGAGAACGTGAGAGTAGGACCGACAACCTACCGTTTCCGCACAACGCTTGCAGCCGCGAATGATATTCTGATTGGTGTTGACACAGACGCTACCATGAGTAACCTTCTTGCGGCGATCAACTTTGGTCCCGGTATTGGAACACTCTACGGCACCGGAACTGTAATCAACCCTGACTGCTCAGGAGAGCCGCTTCCGGGCGCAATCGGACGCATGGTCGCCGTTCTTCCCGGTACTGCTGGTAACGCCCTTGTCTTCACGACTACAGTAACCGGGGCAGTCATTTCCGGAGCCGGAACACTCACGGGCGGCCTTAATATTCCAGTTGCCAGCGAATATGGGCTTGAGCGTATTCCTCGCGGCATCACTCGCATAGACTCTGTGTCACTGTTCACGCGGCGCTCTGTCTTTGGCACAGGTGGCGCTACAGTTCAGCCCGGCTTTGTTGACTCAGCCCTTGCGGTGAGCAATGGTGCAGATACTTCACCGTCTGCAACACCATCCTGGCAGATTGACCTTTTTAGCTCCAATGGCGGCGTTGCGTGGACTACTACAGCAATGCTAGGTAGCAAAGTCAGAGTAAACAGGACAACGTAGTAGTGTGGCAGCCTCAGACACCATCAGGGTTTCAGACGGTAATGTTACGTCAGTCATGGGCGGCATTGGCGCTATCCGTGTATCTGATTTCAATGTCGTTTCTGTTGGCGGTTTGGTTGCGGAATACATCTTTGTCCAGAACGAACATTCGGTCTTCATTGGAACCGATTTGGGGTTCGGCACCGTGATAAGAGTTCATGAGGAGGAAGTTGTTATTGTTGGGGCTACCGGAGTGTTTCCGGAGCAGCCATTGGCAATTAATGCTTTCCCGTATGACATTGATGGACACGTTTTCTACGGTATTCATATCCGGGGCCGTGGCACATTTGTATATGACCTGATGACCAGCCAATGGACGGAATGGAGAACAGCGGACTTTCCTTTCTGGAACGCTCAGTTCCATGTCCGGTGGAATGACAAGTATTATGCCTCCACCATGTTTGGCAACGCCCTGAACATTGTGAACCCTGAATCTATTTTTGATGATAGCTTCAGGACCAATACGTTCATTTCGACGGGCCGTCTCGAAAGTCAGGAACGTGGTTTTATTTCTAATCCGGAGGTACAGCTTTTCGGTTCGATTGGCAGACGTGGCGGCAACGTAAATCTGCGCTATTCCGATGATGAAGGTTCAACGTGGTCCGCTAACCAGACAGTCAGCACGGTTCCGGGTGTTCGGAACGCCAACGTCATGTTCTATGACCTTGGGTCCGTCACATCGCCGGGCCGTGTTTACCAGATTCAGGATGAGGGCTCTTTGCGCCGTATTCAAACTCTTCAGGTCCTGCTGGGGGATAGCTGATGGCCACTCCTCCAACCCCTAATGAAAAGCGGATTGGCCCTATTGCTTACGCTGAAATCACAGACAAAAGCGGCAGGGCAACAGACTTTTTCGCGCGGCAATGGCGCAATCTCGTGGACCTTGTGCAATCCGTTGTTAAAGTTCAGAATGATATAAACACGGTAGACGGAGCCCTTGCGGCCCTACTTGCTCGCACCATCGGTGGCACAGCAGGCCAGATTCTACCGCTTCCTGCAGCCTTGAGCGCTGGTAACATAACTCTATCACTTGCTGATACCGCTGTTAGTCCCGGTTCATATACATCATCCAATATCACAGTAGACGCCAAGGGTAGGCTAACATCAGCCGCCAACGGATCAGGCGGCGGCGGGGCTTGGGTTCTCGTAGAGGACTTTACTGTCGCCTCTCCTATTGCAACGCGCACTGTTACCGGCCTTTCTGCATACGATGATATAATGGTCGTGTGCATTGACATGACAAGATCAGTTTCAGCCGCAACAGCGCTTGTCGTAAGCGTTGATAATGGCGCAACTTTCTTTAGTGGAGCTTCAGATTACACAAGGTTTGTGGGCAGCGGCGCCACCGATCCGGAGCCGAACGTAAACCTGCATACAACTGCCTCTAGCGCGGCCCGCTCAGGTATGCAGACAGTGTTCGGCTGCAAGCTAACCGGACCTAAAATCATATCGGGCTCAAATAGCGATAATTACCTGTTTGTTGGCTCAACATCTCCTATCGACGCTATCCGTTTTGTATCTAATAGCGGATCAGGAAACATGACTGGCGGTCGCCTTCTTACTTACGGCAGGTAGTTGACGTATCCAGATAACCTGGTATAATTACCGAACCCCTCAGCAATCCTTTCGGAGCTTATACCATGACTCAATTTCTTGCTGCAATTCGCGGCTGGCGCACCCTCGTTATTCAGGCCGTAACCCTTTTCGTTGCTCTTGGTGTCGCGTCCGGCGTCATCCCTGCGGCGGAAGTTGCAGGCGTCACTGAAGCTTCGGTTGGCGAATCGTTTGACACGATTGCAACCAATGTTGACATTATTATTGCCTCAATTATGGGTATTCTTGCTATCGTCAACACCGTTGTTCGATTCTTCACCAAGACCCCTGTATTCAAATAGTAATGGCACTTCCAAACGGCATATACGCCAAGGCGCCTATCCCCAATGATTACTGGCGGGATAGGTGGCCTAACTTTACGCCCTCAGAGCTTGCCTGCCCTCATTGCGGTCAGTATGTCCATAACAAGCAGTTCCTTGACAAACTGCAGGCGCTTCGGTTTCTTGTCGGAAAACCTTTCAAGGTAAACTCCGGCCATCGTTGCAAGATACACAACGAGAAGGTGGGAGGGGCAAAAGCCTCACAGCATCTTGACTTGGCGGCAGACATAAGCCTTGAAGGACATGACCGACACATACTGTCAAACCTTGCGGATAGCCTTGGGTTCACCGGCATTGGATACGGTAAGACGTTTATCCATCTGGACATGCGCAAAGGCCCTGTAGCACGGTGGTTTTACCCCGGTTCCCGTGATGACTGGAAGAAATAGACGCTATTGCAACCGTTTGGTTAATAAGCTATGTTTGTTTACAAATAGGAATTAGAATAATGGACTTTTCTGCAATCATGGGGATGTTCGGCGGCGGCGGCGGCGGCGGGGGCGGCAACAACCCGTTCGGCGGCGGCGGCGGTAGTGCTGACGGTTGGAGGCGGTTTGGATCAGCATTGGGCCTTGGTGGCAGTTCAAACCGTGCGGTAAAGCGCATGGGAAAGGGCTATCTGGACGCCCGTAAGGCGGTACTTGACCGTTTTACTCCATACGCAGAGACTGGTGGTCGTGCCAACTCTCTTGTTGGAAGCCTGCTTGGAACCGGCGAACCGGGAGACACTTCCGGGGCAGAGGGGCTTAACCGTTTTCGAGAATCCTCAGGTTATCAAGATACCTTGAACTCCGCTATGGGTGGCGTCGCGTCCAATGCTGCTGCAAGAGGTCTTCTGGGCTCAAGCGGTACTGGCAGGGTATTCCAGGATAATGCCTCACAATTGGCCCAAGGGTCGTTTGGAAACTATCTTTCCAACCTTATGAACCAACAATCCATGGGTATGAACGCTTCCGGTGCACAGTCTGATCTGGATATGGCGGAGGGTAACTTTATGAATGAAAACATCCTGGGTCATGCTGAAACTATGGCCCAGAAAAAGAACGCAAGCTTCCTTGGCAAGCTGTTTGGGGGTTAAAAATGAGCTTTCCAGATTATCTTATCGGTACTGTCAGAAACCGGAATAAGCAGAGTAGCGGCTCTCCAAAAGAGGCGAGCCCGTCAAAGAACCATACCGGCTCCGGAAACAAGCAACCTGTTTCCCTCAACAGGTCGGTTAGCCATTCCAGCAGGCCGGTTAGCCCTTCCAGCAGGCCGGTTGGCCCTTCCAACAGGCCGGTTGGCCCTGTCGCTCCTGAATCGTTTGGATCAAAAGCTGGACGTGCTTTCTCGGGTCTTATGGGTTTCATTCCGAAGGGTGGGACTCGCGGGGACGCAGCTGACGGGTTCGCAAATATTGGCCGTGCCCTCATGGGCCTCAACTCCGTTCAGCAGATGGAGAGTGACTATAATGATTCCGTTGCGTCGGAGCAGCTTCGTCGCGCACTGGCGACCGGCGACGTTGAGGCAATAAAGCGTCTTGACCCAGATTCTGCAGCAAGAGTTCAGGGTGTCGATAAAAATACCTATAACCAGGGCCGTCAAAAATCTCTTGACGATGCGATTGCAGGTGGAAACTTTGCTGACGTAGCAAGAATTGATCCAGAAACCGGCAATGTTATTGAGAATCAGAATTTTAAACGAGACAACGAAAAGCTTGTCGGTGCAGGCCGCGCTGTTCAGGCGCTTCAATCAATAATTCAATCCAATCCCGGGAATAAAGAACAGGCAGTGAAGAAGTTCTTGGAACAAAATCCAGACACTTTCACTCAAAGTCAAATGGATGCGTATAACCAAGGTGGGATTCCTGCTCTTTCTGCAATGGTTGGTGGGGGTGGTGCACTGTCCGGCAAGGATCGTTATCTTAGTGTTGGCGGCGGTCTCTATGACATGAATGAGAGCGAATGGATTGAGCCGCAAGTCCGGGAGCTTACCGAGAAGGAAAGTGCGGAGATTGCCCTCTTGAACGCGAGGACTGGCCAGGCGAACCGTAGCAACCGGCCCAAGGGCAAGGGTTCCGAAGGTAAAACGGGCGGATTCTCTGACCCGGCAGTTGTCAAGAGTTACGTAGAGAATTTTAAG